CTTCCGATTTACTTCCAATTTGATGGAAGTTTAACAAATTTATGAGAATCGTTTGTTCATTGCTTGGCTGGAAGTCGTTTCATCCAAGATAAGATAAATACCCAGAACATCACGGGACTTGTGTCCTGTGACTGAGCGCATTTCATCGTCAGTGCATCCTGCATTGGCCATCTCTGTGGCCCCAGTACGCCGTAAATCTGACATAAAGAGGCTCCTGTCGAGACTAGCTAGATCACGGACCTTTGCAACATGCTTCGAGTACAGGCGCCGGTCATATGACCTACCAGTGCCAGCATAAAACACGATTGTGTCTGTCTTTTTGCTTCGCGGCGCTGAGTCGAGCCTCTGTCTGATCTCTGGGGTCGCAGGAATAACGACTTTTGTGCCCGTCTTCTCCTGTATAAAGGTGAAGACACCATTCTGGTAGTCTTTCCACCGCAACTGTCGCATGTCGCCCGGTCTCTGGCATAGGTGATAGCATAAAAGTGCCATTGTACCTACGCCCCAGAACCCTGACTCGTCTGCCTTGTCGATAAAGATGGGGATATCCTGCGGAGACCAGCGCTTTGTGCGCCTTTTGAGGCCCTTTAGGCCCATTTTATGGAAGGGATTGTGGGTGAGCCCCTTGCCATGGCGCATACCGACGTACCAAACTCGGCGAAGAGCCTTCATACAGTGCATGGCACGGTGCTTGCTGACCTTTTCCTCAATTTGCTGCTTCAATTTGTCAGCATGAGACGATGTTATGCTGCGATAGAGCATGCTGCCGAATGAAGCACCACTACTTTTGTCGGATAGAAGCGCATGTTCGCATGCTGTCTTCAAAACAAGGCGGTAATGCGTCTTCGAGTTGTCTGCTAAGTCTTTAAACTCTGACGTAGTGAAGTAATAGGCCACCAAACCATCAACTGAGCGGTCTGGAATGGATATATTACTTGTCAAACGGCGGTTGTGGTCCTCAATTTCTTGCTGGATATGGTGCGAGTAAGCTTTTGCCTCGTGCTCACACTCAAATGTGCATCCTTTGACGCCCAAAGCGTCTCTGAGGTACTTTTTGGGCACAAAACGCCATACTCTGCCCCCCTTCGTATAGTCTTCTTTAAAATACTTCATGTATTCTACTCCCGTAGGTTATGTGTCCGGGCAGAATAACTAGGGGTCTTTGTTGTGTCAAGAGTTGACAGCATATACAGTTATGTTATTATCCATCTAACAAGAGTTGTTCCGACCCACCCCAGCTCTTGTGACTCCTGTTGGTCCTCCCGCCAACCCCGATCCCCCCTTGTGTAAAAGCTTGGGGGGATTTTTTTATCCTGCGCGTCAAAACAAAAAAAGCGGCCTGTCAAAAGCCGCTAATTTCTTCAATTATATGTAATTTCAAACGTCGAGGATTACTCCCTCCCGGCAGGGCTCGTCGTTTAACAGGGGGATAACCTCTATAGTACAGTTATCTCCATTTCTAATCGTCACGAGCTGTGCCTTCTCACCCCGCTCTAAGGTGCGCTCTAGCTCTTGTCTAAGATGTAATACTTCGTCTCTGGATAATGAACATACCAAGTGCTCCTGCCTCTCTTTACTTTTTGGAAACACGCCAAAAGGAATTTTCCTGCGCGTCAAATCCGTTATAGGAGATTCGATTTCAAACGCAAGCACTAATCCTCTTTTTGAGCCCCTTGCTATAAATATAGGCAAGAAATGAAAAAAGGGTCTAACTGCTTATATAGCTAAAGCCCCTTGTAAATTACCGATTTACGATCATAATTAGGGGGCAGTCTTACCAGCTGCGCTTACTAATCAAAAAAAGGATCAACAAAAATGAATTATCATCTTTCTGTTAAAAGCCGAAATAAAAAAACCGGCCCAATTCCCGTATCTACATCTAGCGCTAAAACCTGCCCGGATTCCTGCCCATTAAAAAAGAATGGATGTTACGGTGATGCTGGCCCGCTCAATTGGCAC